GCCTGTATCAAGAGAAGATAAAAACTTTCTACGACTTCAATGAAGCTGTTGCTTTCGTCAAAGGGGTGAAGTACCCCGTGCTCACTGGAGCAACTTACAATGTGGAAACAGAGGAGAATGACTAATGACTAACCTAATCCCAGCGCAAGAAGTTAAGAAGAAACTACACCAGATCGGCCCTATGAAAGGTTTTAAGGTAGTGTTCATCAAGAAGTCAGGTGAGGTAAGGACTATTGTAGGTAGCATGGGTGTACCTAAGACCCCCAATGAAGACTTTAAGTCTGCTGTACCTGTTGTCGAAGAAGAAACTGGGCAGTACCGTAGCTTTTCTCTTGACAGCGTTATAGAATTGGCTGTAGTGTAACTTTAATAACTAGATAGATGGAGACTGACAATGATTAACACAGATGGTAACACACACGCAATCAACCAGCACTTGTTCTCACTAGAGGAATACGGGTATGCACAGGATGTCCTAGATAAGATGACAGATAGAGAGATCATGGATTACGCTGAGGAATGGGACATCTACATCAAGGATGATGGTGGTAAGTGGGTAGATGAGGGCTTTGAGGCTCTCTATGAGAAGATTGAGGAAAACCTAGATGCTTTTATGTGTTGATAAGCCTAGTGACGACCCATGTGACGATTGGTCTAAAGAAAAGATACCAAATACACCACCAAAGGAGAGTAAGCCATGATTACACCTCAACTATTGTGTTTAGCCGCAGCGATATTCTTTGAGGCCCGTGGGGAACCTATCGACGGGCAAGAGCTAGTAGCTAATGTAATCCTCAACAGGGTTGAACACTCAAGCTACCCTGATACTGTGTGTGGTGTAGTTAACCAACGTAAACAGTTCTCTTACACACATGACGGAATGAGTGATAACCCATTGGACTACAAGGATTATCAGGATAAAATAGCATGGGAATTGAGTAAAGATTTAGCTAAAGATATTCTTGACAATGGTGTGTTTAACCCTTACATTCTAATGTATCACAACACGAGTGTAGAGCCTTACTGGGTAGATCACTACGAAGTATCAGGGCAAGTGGGTAGCCATATATTTTATGAACAGCTAAAGGAGTAACTAAAGATATGAGGGAGAAAATCGTGGAAAAAGATTTCAAGACGCTATGGCAATGGGGCGCGTCCAAGGGTGACGTATTTGAGAGTGAGATGGGGGTTAAACTTACAGTGGACCGTACTGATAAATATACTGCAACAGGTTGTTCTGAGTATAGTGACGGGTTTGACCTTGGAGAAGATACATGGTCTTTAGACGGTATTTATTGGTCACTTGTATCACGAGGCACTCACCATCCAACACGCGACCACAAGATTGCGTATGTTTCAGCTATTGCGGCGGGTGCTGATTATGATAAAGCTAAACAGATTGCAGATACTATTGAGGGGTTAGGATTATGACTATTATCCTAGCACTTGCGCACGCGTTCAGGGCCAACAAGGGATTTGATCCTTTAGGGCTGTATTTTGCAACTTTTATCATCGACCTATTGATAATTTCGAGGGTGTTTTGATGACCACACCAGATGAACAGACGGTAGAGCGGGTGGCGGCTGCTGTATCTGAGGCTTTAGGAGAGGCTCTTGATTGTACAAGGGTTTGGAGTGCTTGGGGCTACGGGACTATGGGCGAAAATGACTTTGTTCGGGTCGCAGATGATGCTGAGCGTGTTGATGAAATTACCTGCGCAGCTATTGCAGCCATGCCCGACACCAAGGCTCTAACTGAACGCATCGAAGATTTGGAAGGCGCTCAAATCCTGAACCGTGATGCGGTCGAGAGGAAAGCCACCCGCATCGCCGAACTTGAGGCGCAGGTATCCAAAGCACGAGAAAACGCGCTGCGAGAGGCGTCCGAGGTTGGTGACAAAGCACAGCGACAGAATGCCAGCGTCGAGAGCGCCATCCTAGCCCTGATCGACAAGGAACCCACCCAATGACCAAAGACTATATTAAAGACTACTGGATTGACGTTACTGTAGGGGATACTAACTACCATCTAGGGTGTGACTTAAAGGCAGAAGGTACTTACAAAGTAGAACCCAATGACTACCTACTGCTAGAAGACCCTAAGTTCACAAGCTATGTAGTATTTGACCCTATGAGTGGTGACGTACTAGAGGGTAAGGCACTTTTAGATAAGGTTGTTGTAGCTGCACAAGAACACTTGTGTAATGTCTACTGGAATGAAGCACTAGCGTAAGGAATGACTAATGAGTAACCTTAAAGGACGAGTAGAGTTTATCCACAAGAAAGCTGAGATGCTTGCAAGTAGGTACATGAGTAGCCAAGACTACCACGACTTAGTACAAGAGGGTGTACTTGCAGGGTTAGAACTCTTGGATAAGGGTGTAGATGACGATAAGAAGATCGTAGGTGCGATGCGCCGTAAGATGAATGACTACACAAACTACACTAATAAGACAGTGCCAGTGCCAAGCTCAGGGACTACCCGTAAGGCCCTAGCAGCTATCCATAGGGGGGATACCAGTAAAAAGGTAGAGTGGCCTCTCCTACAGGCTCTCACGCAGTCTTACGGGGTATCCCTAGACGATTGTAACCTAGTGCTACAAGAGGATCACGTTAAGGACTACGAGAGTGCAGAGTACCAACAGCATATTATGTTCTTGCTGGAAGAAACACTTGACACACGTACATATGACATGGTAATGAGTGTTTACTTCAATGGGGCAACCCAAGAGGATGTGGCTAAGGCTTATGGTATCACTCAACCAAGGGTAAATAAGGTACTTGAGGCTGGGCTACTACAGATCAAACAGATACTGGAAATCTAATATGTGTAACCTAAGTGCAACACTTGGGTAATATACTACACAAACTACACCCAATAGTGGTAACTTAATGTTACAAAGCCTTATAAACCCTTAGAAAAAGGACTTATACTAAGGGGAAGGGGTTGACGGTACTATAGTATCTCTTAAGTGTCTCTTAAGTGATTAAACACTCATCAAGTATATAAACACTAAAGACTTAAGAGATACTTAAGTATGTACTATAGTATCCTATTTGGTGTAGTTATAATCTTGACAGTCTTAATTTCTGTAGTAAATACTTAAGTATCCACAATGAGAGGTAAACAATGAGTGAGAAACAACACCTACCCTGCCCTGACGTACGAGGGTGTGGCTCTAGTAACGCTTGGGGCTACAACACTGAAACTGACTTAGGTTACTGCTTCTCTTGTGAGCTTAAGACATGGGTGTACAAGGGTCAGCTACTAGGTAAACGAGGAAAACGAGGGGAACAAATGGAATTGGACACACAAGTGAGTGATACAGCGTTGGTAGAGGACTTTGGTGATACAGCCTTTACCCCCAAGGGTATCAAAGAAACCTCTCAGGGAGGCTCTTATGAACCTCTACGGGGTATCACGAGCAAGACTATGGAGAAGTTCGGGGTTAAGACCGAAGGTGATAAGCAACACTACACTTACCCCTCAGGTGGTATCAAGACACGGTATCTCAAGGAGAAGTCCTTTAGTGCATCTAACCTCAAGAGTGATGAACTCTTTGGTATGAACCTATTCCCTGTGAACTCCTCTAAGATTGTAACCATTACTGAAGGTGAACTCGATTGCCTCAGTGCTTGGCAGATGCTTAGTGTTGGGTCTACCTATGTCAATCCTGTAGTGTCCTTGCCTAGTGCTACACCTTCAGGTAAGCTCTGGGAGAACTGTAAGGGGTGGTTAGATTCCTTTGATAAGATCATCCTGAGTGTGGACAAGGATGCTGCTGGGGATCGTGTAGCTGAGACTATGTTCGACTTGTTCCCCACTAAAGTTTACATGATGAATCATGGTAGCTACAAAGATGCTAATGACTTCCTACAGGCTGGTGACCAAAAGGCTTACAAGAGTGCGTGGTGGGGTGCTAAGAAGTATTCACCAGCAGGGTTCACAGCCTCAGTGGAAGACTGGATGGACGCTATTGATGGGGAAGACCCTTATGAGTACACACCCACACCTATTGAGGCTTACAATAAGCTGGGGAAGGGTTTGGTCAAGGGTGGTATCACTGTAGTTAAGGCACCACCGGGCACTGGCAAGAGCAGCTACCTACGTAAGCTAATGCACGATTTGGTGGTAAATAAAGATAAGGTTGTAGCTTGCCTGATGATGGAAGAGGTCAAGAGTGTCACAGGACGTGCTATGGCTACCTACCAGCTAGGTAAGAACGTCAAGACTAAAGAGGATGCTTCATTCAATGGCGTAACTGAGGATGAAGTTAAAGAGGCTCTTAAGACTGTTTTGGGTGACGGTGGTGAACGCTTCATTAGCTTTGATGTAAACCCACAAGACCCTGTAGAAGATACTCTCAAGCAGTGTAAACACGCTATTACTATCTATGGTGCTGAGTACATCTTCATCGACCACCTACAGCGTCTTGCTTATTTGGTAGGTACAGACAGTGCAACTTCTTCCTTGACAGAGCTTGGGGTTAAACTTACAGAGTTAGCTAAGAGACGTAACGTAGGTATCGTGTGTATCTCTCATGTGAACTCTGAAGGGAAGACTAAATACGCCTCTAGTATCGAAGAAGAAGCTATCGTGATGATTGAAATGTCACGGGATAAGAAGTCTGAGGACTTACAAGAGCGAAACACTACGTACTTGGAAATCACAAAGAACCGTCCTTACGCCTTGACAGGGCCAGCAGGTATGCTTACCTATGAGATTGAGACGGACATGGTAACTGAGAGATTGGGACCACGAGAGCCTAAAACAGATAACAAAGGAGACTTCTAATG